GCAAAAAAGAGAATAAAGCTTTCTACTTTTTTGCTCCACACACGCTCGACTCAGATGGCTGCTCAACCAAACAGAGGCTTCGACTCATTCTTCGCAGATTACTACGATCAGGACGGCTTCTCAGATCTCACCAGCGTACGCGCGTCCACCATCCGGCCGGCGAATATAGTCGTAGAGCCGGACCACACGGTTTTCGACACCTACCGCACACACGGCGGGAGCCCCCCAGACTACACAACCAGCCAAGTGGCGGACGCGTTCGGCCAGCGTGCTTCAGCAAGCGACAGGGTTCACGGAGTGAGGAGAGACACAGCCGCTTCAGTGTACAGCACGAGACCGTACGATGTTGATGCGAGAGAGCGGGAGCACCGGGGGGATGGACGCCAGCGGTCACGGACCAGCTCGCAGCGCGAGTACGACACCGGGGAGAGGCTGGCCGAGACAGGAGGTGGGCAGCGTCGACCGGGATGGGAGGCACGGGACGCAGGTGCCGAGAACTCAGGGGAGTGGGTGGAGCCGCGGATCGTGGACGCACCATACCGCGAGCCCCTCGGCGCAGAGTCGATATACGACGTGTGGGAATGCCGCGGATGCGGGGCCGAACATTGGGACCGCCACAGCGCGGAGGAGCACGGACGCATTTGCCGACAGCGCCTACACGCGCGGGCCGAGCCACCCAGGCGACCTGCTGCCCAGCACCAGCGTGTACAAGAGTGGGCAGCCGGGACCGTCCCCGCCGGCGACTGGCCGCCCGGCGCCGTTGCGCACCGGGCGTATGCAGGGCCAGCAGGACGAGAGCTGGGCGAGCCGGCGCACAATGCACCACACGACAACGACGGGGGGGGCGAACGGCGCAGGCGGCGGCCATCGAACGCAGCGACCACCACCACCACGCGGAGCTGGGTTCGACACAGCGATGGGTCAGTCAGTGTACGAACCGAGCGCAGAATTACCAACAGAGACCCAGCAATCGTACGCGCTATCGCCCGGTTCATTTCAGGGTGATGCTCTCGCTGCGCTTTCGACACTGGGCAAGGTGCCGGCGCTGGAGGTCGCGGGGATAGTTAGGCGCGGGGCGACCGTTCTAGGGAAGCTTGCTCCGCCGAGTGAGGATCAGACGTACGCCCGCTTGTACAGGGAGGCTCGCGATTACGTGGGCAATAACACGGAAGCGGAGGTTGAACGCCCAGTCGACAGAGTGTGGGCCGAGACCTCAGAGCCTCGCTTGTCTCGTACTGCCATGGCGCGCGCCGACCCGGACACGCAGTGGCAGCCGGGGCTGTACCTCGGGATGCCGTACGGCCCGGACGCTGCTAGAATTGTCGCCCAACCGTTGGACGCGCGGGAGCCAGGCCACTTCAGCAACCTAGCCCCCTGGATCGTCGGCGTGTTGAACGGCACCACAGGCGCGTTCGAGGGCGATGCGCTGAGGCTCTCAGCCAGGACAACCCCGCATGTGGATGACGGCTGGTTGGGTGCACAGGCTCTGACTAGGCACGACATCGACGTGAGGTTGGCGCCGTCGAACGCGGCCTGTACTGTCTCGGTACTGGTTGGCGTCGACTACGTGGCCGGGAAGCCGGTGCTACACCACATGGCGGTGGCGGGCTATCAGGACGCCAGACCGCCTCTAAGGCGCCTCACCCTGGCGCTGTGCGAGGCGCTCACATACCATGTCGCAGTGGGTGGAGTACTCCCGGTGAACGCAGTGCACAAGCGCCAATGCTCAAACTACACCGACATAATGTCTGCGGAGGCATACAGCGACCCGCCCGCGCCCAACCAACTGGGCCCACGCGTGTCCACGAACCCGCCGGAGGGGTGTTTGGCACAACTGGTGCAAGTACACCAATATGACGTGCAAACCGGGGTGTCGACAGGAGTGATGTCGGCGCGAGACGTGCCCCCGTCCGCCTTCTACTTCGGGGGGACACCTAACGGCCGAAACACAGGGTACGCCATAATGCGTGTGGAAGTGGACGGCGTGATCACTCACGTGTTGACAGGGGCTGTTCATATGAAAGGGCACCCCGCGTTTCTGTTGTCAGGGCGTAGGCGTCAGCCATGCGTGAGGGACGGCTTGTACTCACCTGGCGCTGTCTGTAAGCTGTTCGGCGATGGGGGCGGCGGTTTGTGCATGCGCGCGGAGGATGCCTCGGGGGCAGATCGCGAGCTACGCACGGTGTGGTCTGACGCGCTGTCGAACGAAAACAAAACCGCGGCGGTACGTTCGCGAGACCCGCTGTCAGCAGCGAGCCTCCTGATAGCCATAGCTAAGCTGAACGGGTGGCAAGCTAGGCCGGCCGGCCCGCACAGCATTACTGCAGACACCGACAGGGGCGAAGTGCGGGTGTTCGTGGAGTTTTGGCCCACGTCAGGTCCACGGTGGCTTGAGGTGGTGTCGTTTGACGAGGAGGTGGACCTCGGACCGGAAGGCGACGACGGGCAATGCGACCATCCGTCTGAGCTGGCGCTGGACTACTGGCTGTCAGGCTTGGCGAGGTACATGCTCAAGGATATAACCCGGAACGGATACCTCATTAAAGGCTGCGGGAAGTACGCTCGCAATGAGTCGTCCCCTTTCCAAGCGCAACACACAGCCGCTCCGCAAGCTTCATGCGATGTGGTGGTGAGTGCGTGGCGGGTAGAAACCAAGATTGGCCCAGCGAAGGCGTCCTACATGTACAACTTAGGTGTGGCTGTGTGCGCCGCCGGAGCCGTAGTTGCCACATCTAACCTAGTTGATGTGAACGCGGAAATCCGACGTGGCGCAGTAGTCGGCAATGGGAATGTGCTAGCTGCGTACGATAGGCGCACCCGATCAGAAGTCGCACGCGCTGACCTGCTTGCTGTGCTGAAAGGACTGTCGAGACTGGCGATGGCGGGGTCCGTGCGTGTGTACAGCGCCACCCAAGCTGGCAACGACCAGGCGGACGTGAATGTGCTGAGGAGCGACGGTAAGAGCGGGCCAAGTGCGAGAATAATGGAGATAGGGACGCTGGTGGAGAGACGAGGCAGCGCGGCTGATGCCGGAGCGGACGCTTCAGGAGCAGCGGTGTCAAGCGGCGTGGCTGCGGATACAGGACAACCCGTGACTTTAGCGGGAGCCGATGAGTTATGGGCAACTCTGCGGCGTTTGGTGCGGTGAGTGCTCGGACAGGTGGCGCTGAGGCGACGCCTAGTAGCTGCTTGCAGTGTCTGCGTGGCCACCGTTACGAATTCAAACTTCTTACGTGTCAACGTAAGTACC